TCGTCAGCCATAATTTATACTATCCTATTTAAAGGGCCAAATAATTCCGGTTTCTTTTTCAAAACCCTTTATTGCTTTGTCCAGGGCTGTTTTATTTTTTGTAACCTTTGGATCGTTTAATCCATATTTGTTCATTGCTCTGAGATATTTAGCTTCACCTCCGAGAGCTTTTTCAAAAGACTTTATCTGCGAACTTGATCCGACAACATTAACGGGAACAGAGCCCCCGCCGAACATTCCACCCAGAATTGTCTGAATTGCGCCGCCGAACATAGCCAGCCAACTTTCATTAATTGCATCGCCAATTGTTAAATCAATTTTAATTGGCACTAAATCGCCATTATTTTCCATAGAAAGCTTTCCTTATATTACTGCTTCTTTAATTAGTTCCCTAAACAAAGAAAATTGGGCGTTAACCCAATTTTCTCGTAGTTTAGCTTGTTAGATGCTTCTTGTCTTTTTATTGGCTTTTTCAATTTGTTGGTTGTGATCTTCGAAATGCTTCGACAGCCTTCTTACAAACCAGTTTCGCAAACCAATTGGCAAATTGTATGCTTCAAAAAAGCTCCAATTTCCGTGCTGTTTTAAATAAAAGAAATGTTCATAGACCATTTCCATATAATCATTATCCAGGCCAAAAAAAGTCCGCTGTCAACGGCACCTCCATTTCGGATTCATAGCCGCAGTTTGAGCAAGAGTAGAGTTGTGACATATCAACATTTGGCGTTGCGCCGACAACACATGCCCGAAGAAAACGTGAATCAAGGGCAGGCATGTTGTCAATAAAATCACTTATCTCGTTTCCATTGGTTACATCATTAATTGAGATAAGCAACCTCTTTAACAAATCGGTAGCCCCCGCATCAGGTATTTTCAATTTTGATTTCTTATTAGCTGCTTCAGTAAGGTGTCTTTCATCGTGACCAGTTAATAATCTAAATTCAGCTTTATATTGTGTCTTAGGCAGTGTTACCACAAATGTTCCATGTGGAGTTACTTCAACTTCTTCAATACCCTCGGACACTACATTTCCTGGATTGTTCGTTACATCGCTAAGATCAAAACTATGATCTACTGCTGCATTGCAACCTGGACAAGTGACCTTGGTTTGATAATCTGCCCCATACCCAGAAATTCTTGCTGCAAGGATCAGCGCACTCTTATCACCCACAAGCAAATCGTTAACTTGAATCTCTTCGTTAATTAAAAGATTTTCTAATAGCCGATCAATTGCCAACCCTTTACGTAAGAGAGTCTGTGAAGTAAGAATATCTTCGTCTCTTGCGGTCATATATCGTATTTCAACAGTGTCTTGCTTATATAATGCATGACCTGGAGGATAGTATCGTCCCCCGGATGGAAGTTCCACAAACTCTGTGGGACTTACATATGAGAGCGTTCCTTTAGCTGGTGCCGATGTCGGCTCAACAGGGGGATCGCTCTCCGAAGCAGCAGTGGGTGCTTTTCTTACACCAGTGCGTGCTTGGTTATTTCTAGCCATTTACACCTCAGTATTTATTATTTTGTATCTATAGTATAGAATATATATTACGTTTTTTAAAATTAAATTATCGTAATTTTTTGCCCTTTCCGGCCATTTTCGAGTACTTCGCCCAATCATATCGCAATGTTAGGCTTATTTCAACCATTTCGTCTGAATCGTAAGAGTGAGATCCAAAGTTAACCTCTGTAATAAAAGCATTGATTAAAGCCCACTCGCCTATAATTCTTGTCTCGTTTTCTTTACCTGTCCCAAGCTCATAAATTTTAACATCACCAAGTGCGTTAACAGCAGACTCTTTAGTAATTGTAGTGGCAGTAGCCTCCCCAAAATCTCTGGGCTGTTGGATACCAATGTCTGCGAGGTACTCATAAAGAAGTTCCGTTGATCCGGGTTCTATAGCATCAACTAGAGTCATTCCGACTGTGTTCCAGTTCATTCTGCCAGGATAATAAAAGGTATGATTGAAGAATCGATGCTCTTGCTCGCCAATTGTATAGCTAGGGCGATCCGCAGTTTTGGCGGCAAACCTTAGTTCCTGTCCCGACACACCGGGCTGCAAACTTATAATAAATCTAAACTGGCGTTTTGGCTCTAAGTCTTTTGATGACCAAAAATTCGATGACATTTATCTATTTCTCCTGTTGCTATAATACATAGTTCTTTTATTATTAATCTTCAAAGCTCGCACCTGTATTTGTGATAACAAAATCAAGAGCAATAAACTCAATTGCGCGAGCAGGCTTCAAGAAGATCTTGGCATACAAGATGTTTCTATCAATCAACTCAGGAGTTGTCGTAGTTTCATCAAGTACAACCTTGAAATCTGTGAGTCCGAGTCGCGCCTGGACACTTCGTAAGAAAGGGTTGACTCTATTCAAGAATCTATCCCAAGTTGCTTGCACATTCTGATCAAACAAAATTGTAGCTGCCATTCTTGAAATTTCTTTCTTAACAAAAATCATCAAGCGTCGAACATTAACTCGATCAAGTGCTGATGGTGTTACTTGCAGTGTCTTTTGACCAAAGATTACGATACCCTCTGCTGGGAACGTGGCAATTGGATTAATGTTTGCTTCGTAAAGATCGTCACGATTCTTAGAAGTCAATCTTTCACGAGTCTGAATCACTGGGAGCCCAGCGGAACCTTCCGTTAAGCCACCTCGTGTAAAGCCAGCGGGGGCAAACCAAAGCTCGCTCTTCTTTTGTGCGCTAGAGAATGTGCCAAGCGCTACAATGCTGGGCGGTGCCCAAAGCAGGCTATTGCTTATGGTATCACGAATTTGTACCCATGGGTAATAAGCACATCCATAGCTTGAGTTCAGTTTTCTATTTCTTAAGTTTGTTACTGCGGTCGAAACGGATCCCAGGTTGGCGCTTACTGAATTTGTATTCTCTGTCTCAGCGAAGAATCCGGTCTTAAGATCGACAACTGCGAGCGAATCTCCGCGAGCCTCGCAAACCTCAATCATATGAGCGGTAAGAGGCTCGTCCCAAATACCAGGGAGTGCCATTAAATTGTACTCTGCAACTTCTGGATCTGCAACTGCGTCGATGGCGCGTCTAACGGAATAGTGCCCGTAGTTAGCTACATCGGTACCGTCTTCAAGATCTGTGTTATTAAATGGTTCTTTTTGTCTAATGTTTAAGCCATTAAATCCACCATGTAGAGGCACAGTAAAGCGATTGTAACCTTCGTCTAGAACTTCTGTATATGTTCCACTGATTGCGGTATAAGATCTACCGGCTCTTCGCGAGCCAGATGTATAAACTGCTACACCAGTACCCCCGCCATTAGCTGGGGTTGGAGTGCCGACAGAAGAACTGAGTTCATCAAGCGAGAATAAATATGAATATTCGGTGGCTCCTGTCTTGGTAAACGAATCTCCATCGGCTGGCTGCGGATAAAGCATATCTCCATAGCTTTCTTCATGCCTATTATTGGCAGCTTGTGTAGAGTCTACTCCGAAATAGGCATCTTTGGGGTTTGGTACACCACCGGCTGAAGCACTTACTCGCAATGGAATAGCTGGATAGACCGCTTTCAAGGATGCGGAGAGGGATCCGATGGAGATTGCTCTTGCGCCGCCTGTTACATTCAAAAATGCCTGTCCCAAACCAACTACTGGTTCTGCGATTTTCGTGCCGCCGAAGACCCAGTTGTTCTCTCCTGACGCATCTGGGCTCTTTCCAATGGTAGAGTCGGAGGAGCTAACATATGACCAAGAAGCTGGGCGTAGCGGACCATAAGATCCGAATGGTAGATATCGTGCGTCGGTGACACCGGCATCAACATCAGAATTTACTTCAACGCGAATATATTTTGATGCATTTAGGTAATTGCCGAAAACCTTATGTCGTCTCTCTACATCATCCCATGTAAGATACTGATCTCCGATTACTCTTGCAATATACTTGGAAGAATTGGGATTAAGATTAACAGAACTGTAACGTTCTATAACCACAGGGGCAAGATCGTTATCCCTCGCATCTCTAAGCTCGACGCTGAAAGATCCGTAAGGATCGTCGTCGTTAGAAGAGACTTTGATATCTGCAATAGATATCTTGAGTTTTTTCATCTCGTCTTCGCCAGCATCAAGTGTGTGGAATTTGAATAACTTCTTTACTCGATTGGTGTCTGTAATATCATATTCTGCATAAGATGTTTGGAGATCCTGTGAGACAAGCCACGGAGTTTGAGCGGCTTGGAATGCCATACGGAAATTTGAGGCGTACACAGCGGTGGACGATGCGCTTGCAATACCGAGAATGGCACCCCAAGCCTGTCCCGCTGAAGAACCAGTAGCAAATTTTGCAAGGTGTCTTTCGAAGGAACCCCCAAGCCAATAAGTCTTTCGTTGTGCAGTTCTGGTAACTGCATTAGTGGTTAGTGTCGGATTGGTGTTAAACACCTTTCTAACATATCGATTAGATGATGGAGTAAAGTTAAAAGCTGTTTGCTTTTTGATATTGCCGCTACTATCACGAATAATTGCATAAAATTCGTTAGCCACTGCGCCAGCCGTGTCCGTCGTAGGTGACGGAGTGTTTGAGGATAGCGATCTAATAAGCGTTGCACTACCGGTGCCCACAGTTCCGCCAGTTCCGTCTACGGCAGCATCTCTAAATGTTCCAGAAAGAGTAATTGAACCTTCATTTAAATACCAGACAGCGGCGAGTGCCCCCGTCATTACATAGGCATCACCGGATGGTCTGCTGCCCGATGGGAATACAAACAATCCATATGCCCCACCATTAGTCGCGGTTGACGTAGTGTTGTTTGCATCGGTATCCCAACCAGCTTTTCCAGCAGAAGTTGCGTTTGTACTTTGTGCGCCAAGGAGACGAACCATTGTAACGGCATTGCTATTTCTTAAATAAGCTTGTGCTGCATATGCTGCATAAGTAGGAGCAAGATAATTTCCATCACGCCATACATCACCGCTTCTTCCGCCAGGAATTGGATTACCGAAGATTTGAACAAATTCGGAAAATGAGTTAACCTTAATAGGTCTCATTCCTGGTCCGCGTTCTGTTCGCCCTATAATTACTGGTCCCATTTCTTCTGGGAGGGCTGGTAATTCCGAATTGTCTATCTCATTAATAAAAATGCCGGGTGAAATAAACTTGAAAGATCTAGCCATTATGAAGTGTCTCCTTGTACTGCTTCAAATAAATATTAAAAATGAAGTTGTTGTATTCTTACTATCGTTAATAAATAGTTGATCAAAAGGCGAAAGCCCCAAATAAGTCAAAACTACTCTCGATAAAATGGTACATTTCCACTTGTATGGAGATGTTCAGGAATATCCCCAAAGACCACAGATTCACGGGGTATCTTAACTTCTACAGCATTTTCTCGTCTAACAATCTTGGGTCTATCTTCATTCTTGTCGCCGCCAATAATATATCCTCGGACTTTAAGAGAAATTTGGGTGTCATAGCCGCGTGCGTCTTCGTTCATTGATGCGGCATTATTGTTTAACTCATAGCTAGGTTCTATAAATGTCTCGAACTGATGCCCGTCTTTAAAAACATTAAAGTAGTTTGGTCCACCCGGAGAGGTCATAAAGGGAGTTATAGCTTCATTAATTTGCTGCTGATATTCAGCTTTGATCGTCAGGGTATATCCGGCTTCTACATAAATCGGGATGGGCATTGTGATCGTCTCATAAACAACTTTTTTATTCTTTTTCGGAAAGTTCTTTTGCCCTGTTCCAACTGTATTAACTATTAATTTCTTTGAGTCTGCATTAGCAAAATTAGCTGTCTTATCTTGTTTAATGACTCTAGCTATCGTCATTGTGCCCCCTTTGTTGTCTTGACGATTGGGAATAGCCGCGTAAAGCGCACCCCGTTTAGCTATGTCTTTTTCAAACGATACTCTTTCAAGAGTCATAATGGGGTATATCAACCAACCATTAGCATCTCTAAGATCTTTATTGTGCTTAATTTGATAAGCTCGCTCTGCGCCAACCCAAATAAAAGGTATTTTTTTAAAGCCCTTGTTTGTCGTGCAAAACACATTCAATTCATCATCAATATACTCAAACAGAGCACGATCAATCGTCTCTATTGTTGAGGGCATAAACGGAATTTCTTGGAGGGGTGCCAAGTCTGGAGTTCTTGGATTATCAGGTGGCATCGAATAGTCCCTCTCTTGAATAATAGCAAGTTGCTACAATTTCGAATTTATGATCAATCTGTCCAAATAGCTGTCTTGCCCAATTAAGACTTGTTATCTCATAAAAATAATCGCCATATAACACAAAGTCGCCCTCTCTAACATATAGGTCTTGATCTTCTATTAATCTTCGTTTGTGAAAATATATTGTAATTGTATTTGCTTTGTCAATTCCAACAGATTCATCTGCTTTTGTCTCAGTACCTTCATAATCAACAAGGGCATAAACCCTGACTGGTGAAAGAAAAGATTTCTCTATAGCCTCACCATAAAGATCATTATAGTTTGTGATGCTTTGATCTATTGGATAGTATACTACTTGTTGACCAATAACGCGCTCAATAAGCTCATCATTTACCTGCTTAACAAGGTTTCTTTCCTTCTCGCCAAGAAATAATGGGGGAGGTGGTTGCGTTGGTTGGGACCATTTATCGTCAGCCATTTATTCCCTCCTTATCCAACAAATACACCTGCTGGTATATTTTGATTAATTGTGTTAACTGAATCTGCAATAGAAGCATCTTTTTCAGCTAAAGCTTGATATGTTAACTCATCTAACGTCTCTTTTAGTTCTGTTCGTAAATTCGTTTGCTCCTCTCTGCCCTCGGCAATTAATGCTGGACCATTGAGCGTAACCGATTCGCCGGGGATTGGCACAGTGGCAAACTTGGAACGAACATGTCCTAATGTTTCTTTTGCTAACGAGAGCGCAAATCTACGAATCCACTGTTTTCCAATTGAATTAATATTTTTATAAGGAATGTTCCCTAAAGGAACTGTGTTCATGTTGTTGATTCCGTCAACGAGGGAACCAGAGGCTGCGGTCCACGAATCTTCTACAATTCTAAAATTAAACCAAAAATAATCTGGACTTGAATCTGTATTTGGTGGTGTGGGGAATATCCTTAATATATTATTATTTAGTTCAAAAGAATAATGTGAATTTCTTGTATATATTGAATCCTCAAACGCCATTGCTTGTGCCTTATTTTGCCAAACAGGAACTAGCTGAAATGTTGAATCATCGGCATACTGTCCATAGTTTGCCAAATTGCCAACAGTATTAAGTCCACCATAATATCCGAAAAATCTCCACATAGAAGACGGTGTTTTATAATATACTTTATCAACGATTATTTTGCTGCCACTTGTAAAGCCAGCATAGGGAACTGGGTTTTTCGTTGCGGCATCTACATTGTTCACGCTTGCACTATTTAAAACTTCTTGTAAATCATAGTCCGAAACACTACCAGTTGTTTGAAATGATGCCGAGTATATTCTTGAAGTTCCGCCAGCACGGGCATCAGTAGAAAATGCTTCTGATATTCTTTGGGAATATGTAAATGTAGACTTGGGATATTTAAGGGCAACATGTGTGCCACTAAGACTTGACGACAAAGTTCCAGCCAGCAATGTGCCATCACGGTCAAAGGTTCCAGTGGTCATACCCAAAACATCAGGTAATATATTTTTTGCCTGATGCATATTGACGATATAAGAATATTCTAAAACCGCTTCTTCATATCCAGCATAAACACTACCTGTGGTGATTTCAAGATCTAAGATGTCTCCACCAAGTTTCTTAAATGTGTAGGCAACTTGTTCAGCGGCTCCTGATAAAAACTCTACAGAGCCGGTAAACATCGCAAAGGGGCATTCTGCTGCTACGCTTCCTGGTGAACCAGTTGCGGGAAGTACAATCGCGCTAGTGTTACTTTTTGGAGTAAGGGTGGGAAGTGCCATTAAATATAAGTCTCCTCACCTTAAATAGTTGAGCAATAAAAGAAAACCCCCGCCATTTGAATGACGAGGGCAATCTTTTATATTATCGCTTGATTATTTATCAAACGAGGTCTACGACGACGACCAGTCCATACATGTCAGGACGAACCATCTTCTTACCGTAGCGCGTCATGACTCCCTTGCGGGGCACGAAGTCTTCGGTTCCGAAGATAGTGGGCGTGACTTGTAGCGGGACATATGGAGCATAGACGTATCCACTCTCCAAGAAGGAGCCGCCCTTACGACCAACGAGAACAACGTTCCGTGGGAAGTAGGGGTCAACATAGACATCCCATTTCTTGGAAAGAGCACCTGTCTTGACTGCACCAACGGTTCCCCTGTCAACATCACCAGTGACATTTGCACGGAATCCCGCAGTAAACTCAAGGACGTTAGCAACTTCAGGTCCAACGACGATGAAGTTTGCACCACCTCTTAGAGTCTTACGGTGAATCTGTGCCGAAACATCATTGATTGTTTCAACAAGAGTCTCATACCATTCGGAAACGGTACCCGTGAAGTCGGGAGTTGCTGTAGTGGTACCAATTTCCAGACCACCTGACGTGCCTGTTCTGTTAACAAACTTGCCAGCGTGACGTGACCAGTAATATGTACCAGCGGTTGCACCCTTGACTAGATCCTCAAGAATCTCACGATCAATTTCTAGAGCAATTTGCTCAGAGAGAATTGAAGTAAGCTCGACCTCGGCATCCAAATTGTGATAGGCGTTAAGATCCTGTCCCAATTCGGGTGTCCACTTGGCCTTGAGCTTCTTGGTAATCGCGGTGATACTTACAGAATCAACCTTGATGTCGATCTCGGGAATAAGCCCGTCTTCTGTTCCAATCGAATTACTTGCTTCTTCAAGTCCCCAGAGTGGATCGCCAACAACGGAGCCCACAGCATTACTGACAACAAAATCGTCATCAATAGAATATTCAACCGTGACGGTGTTGTCACCACCAGAGCCGTCGCCATCGGTATAAGAAGCTGACAAGTTCGCAATTGTGCGAGTATCAGAATGGAAGAAGACCAACACATGTGTCGGATCACCATCTGACGGTTGCCACAATCCTCTGTCAGAACCAGAGAAAGCAGTCAAACGACGTGCTTGGCCATCAGCAGAGTTACCCAGGGTACCAGAGATACCAACCAAGTTATCTAGGTTAAGCTGTGTTAACGAGCTAAGCAGAATTTTACCAACATACACGTTGGTTGTTCCAGAAGTGAAATCTGGATCGTAGCGGCAAAGCCGCTCCAGTGTACCTGATACTGCGATACAAGCCGCGTTAGTGCCCGCCAGTCCAGCAGAATAAAGCCTAGCTTGCTGGAGTGTTCCATCACCCACGTTGCTTGCACCAAATGTCCCTGAAATAACAGGAATAATATTTGCAGACACGGATCCTGTGGGAGAAGAATAACCATTGTTTAGGTTATAAAAACTTCTCTCATTATCTGGAGCCGCTAGACTAACACCACCGGTAATTTCGGCACCGACCTTTCCGCCACCATACAGTGAACCAGGGTTGATTAAACCACCCCTAGCACCTGTGTCATTCGACGTGGTGAAGTCAAGGAAGAAAATGAGTCCACTTGGGAGACTCATTGGTTGAACGCTGACGAGATCGTTAGCGATTAGTCCGCCGAATACACGGCGAACGATTGGAAATGCAACAGCCGCGAAGCCCTCTACATCACCACCAGACATTGACGAAGTTTCACGAAGAAGCTCCTTAGCCTGATTTTCAAGAAGACGAGCCATGCTGTTTCTTGTTCGGTCATTGTCTAAACCTTCCAGAAGTCCGGTGCGTTCCCACTTTGATAAAAGTGCAGCACCTTCTTTTGAAAGGTCTCTATCAACAATACCCTCAGTTAATTTATTTAATACGGACATTATTTATTACCTCCTTTAATGCCTGCTAACGCTCTCATCCGATCAAAGTGTGGATTTTGAGCGCTATGTGCTTCCCTTCTTCGGGGAAGCGTTGGCGACGGTTTCTCTACTGCTTCGCGTAGTGATTGCGGAGATTGACTATTTCTAGAACTTCCCACTGCGCTTTGAAGGGTTTCGTAAATGACCTTCGCCTCTTCTACAGAATCTGCGTTTGAAATAGACTCGACAATTTTAATTTTTTGTCGCTCATTCAAGGAGGTGCTATTTAATACTCGATT